GATCAGGTGGATTTGGTGCCCATAGGTAATCTTAGTTCTAAGTTAGATGAGTTGAAGATCGAGGAGAAATCTGAGACTCGTATGAAGGAAAATCCACAATCAACTTAAACGTTCCTCTTTACGCCCATATCGTGAGCCGAGGATAACAATTGCGATCACCTCCGCTTATTATGCTCTCTTTGTACATAACTCAGAATAAACCATTTGAAGATTTAATTCGAAGTAAATGGCTGAAGGCAATGTACCGGAGAAGGTGCGTGTACAATTTACCCAACTGTATGAAATTTATGAAAGTAAAAGGTTGGAACTTGTATTTGTGTGCGCAGCTTTGCAAGGATATAGGAATCCCATTAATGTTAGATTCTATGGCTAGAGAAAAAGTGATGGTTGTTGAAAATCAAATAAAAATTAATCATGGAGATAATTCTCTATTTAGATAGGGTATAATGATAAGTAAAGATCCCTATAATGTTGCGAGACTATAAAAACACCTCGTGATAGCTTTCTTTCCACGTGCTGACGTTATGTGCAACTTTAATACCAGATGATCACATACTCAGTGATAGTTCTTGTGTGTTTCTCTATCCCATCTAAAAGAACATTCAACCCCCCTTTTTATTTTGAATTTATGATGGCAACTACAACGAAAATGACGACTGTTTACAAGTATAACAAGATCCTTTTGAAAAGAGAAAAAGTAGTGGGTTATTTTCGGCCAATCGACTGTCACGAATTCGAATTTGCAAGAATGCAGAGTGGCATTTTGGTAAGTACCACAAAAACCGATGCTAAACTTCCCTCTGGTTATCAATGGGAAGAAGCAATTGATCCAAAGTATAAAATCATCAGATTTGATCCTGAGGTTGGATTGCCCCGTTCAACGAAAAGAAACATTGGTTATGTGACTATGATTGATGACAAGTCATTCTATGTTCACGATGGAAAAATGTATGAAATGTCACCTAACAGCATTACTTCATCCTGTGAATATCAACAACCTACCACTGTTAGTGATGAAACTGTCACTCGAACAACTTGCCGCCTTGACAAGAGACTCTTCACCTTCACAGCCTTTGAAGACAGATATCGATTCGTTTTAATGAATTCGTTTGTCTTTGAACTCGAAGAGTCAGACTTTGAAAGCTTTGAGAACTTTGTTGAGTTCAAAATTCTCAAAGAATCAGCCATTCATGATGAGATAATTGGAATTTTGACAGACAGAGAGACTTTTGCTTCAAAGAAAGCTTTCACAGGACTTAAGGTTATTAAGCCCATGTATGTAAAGCCAAGACAAGTCACTACAGTGTTTACCGATCACCATGATTACCAACCTGCAAAAAGAATGAATATCATGCTTGAAAAATCTGTGCATGATGAATTGATGAGAGAAGGAAGTTTCCCTACTGAATCTGTTGGAATGATGCATGTTTACAACAATATGTATTTTGTCCCCAAAATCGCTATCAAGTGTCGTTTTAACAAGCAGGTCAAGAACAGTAATGAGATCAACCCTGAATTATGGATGCTCTTCCTTTCCTCAGTTGCAAAACAAAGAATGAATTGTCAACAACTCGCCGAAACTGCTCAGATTTTAGCTACGTTACAAATGTGCTATCTGAAAACGGAAAATACGTTTGATGCAAAGGTTGCTCTTTTTGCCCATCTCTTTGATCAAGCAGTCACTAAAGTTGCCTCTACACACAACATGGAAGCATTTTCAAGAACGGATGTTTGGAATGAATTATTTAAGATCGAGAGAATCTACATTCCTTATGAATACAATGGAAAATTCAAAGGAAAAAATTTCTCAATCAAGAAATGTCCACTTGTTACCTCTATCAACTTCCCAAGACAACTGACCTATGATTTCATTGAAAAACTTGTCAATACAACTTTTGAGCACAAAAAACAGGAAGAAATGTCAAAACATGAACTGATTGAAAATTTTCACAGTGGAGTCTTGTTCACCTTTTCTGAAAAAGTTACTCATTTCAATATTAGTTATGAGTCAATTAGTAAGAATTTGTGTTGTGATGATAACACTGAGAAAACGCCAGAGGAGAAATGCATCATGAAGCTTGTTGAAGATCGCTTCAAGGAAACCAATGTTTTTGAAAGCATGTGTCGCACTGTTGATTATCTTTCTCGTTATGGCGATGAAGAACTCTTGAGACGCTTTATCAAGAAAACAAGTGTTTTGCAATTTGATACATTGTACTTCAGAGGACTTTACAAACTTTGTTCCTCTCCATACCAAAGTATTCCTGACGCCATACCATCTACTTCTCATGAGAAAGTTCAATACATCAATCAATATCTCTCAATCGAAAAGAAAATATGTCGTTATGCACAAGCAGAAGCCAAAGTCTTTGCAAAGATTTTGGGTTTCAAAATCAGAAACATCTTTAATACAGTCGACTATACCATCAATTTTGCCCTTTTGAGAAGACTCAAAATTGAGCCAATTGTCAAGTCAATCTTCGATGACAATCAGTCCGCAAAACCAAAGACGTCAATGTTATCATCTGTCAAAGGTTTGTTCAATTCTGGAAAAAACGCTGTCACAAACATTCTGAATGCATCTCAAAAGATAGCAGATTTCAACATGGCAGATTCGGTCAAACAAGCAACAGAAATGGTTACCAAACACATGAAGGATCTTGGCCTTGAACAAAGTTCAGCTTCAATACTCAATTTTGATTCAAGCACAATTTCAACTATTTTGTCATCTGTAAAAGGTGTGATCAATGGATATTTCAACGACACGATCAAAAAAGTTTGCTCTTTGCTTGGAATTGATGTTGAAACCAAGTTTGAAGCGGATCGTTTGCTGTTTTATTATCTTGTTTGGATCAATTCCGAGTCAAAGATTCTTAAATGGTACATAATAATCGACATCTGCGCAACACTTGGAATTCTGGATCTTTTTTGGAGAATTGTCAAAGGAGTCTATGCCGGTTTTAAGAGTTTGTTTGACAAACCAGATCCAGTTTCCTACGAATCAGCTATGAGTGAATTGGAGGCAAGAGTTGAAAAAACAGGAGATGACACCCAATTTGAAGTCAAGAAAAAAGTCGCTCAGGTTGAAGTTTTGTTGAATCAAGATGATGAAATGGAAAATCAGGAGTCAATGATTGATTATCTCCTTGATAAGATGAGTAATGCAACACCAGTTTTGTTGGGAATGGCTGGAGTTGCTTGTGTCACTGCTTTGGGATTTACTGCGAATTCTAATTCTGCGAATGCTGGTGCTCGCATTGTCAACACGATGCGTTCTCTTGCATTTGTATCAATGGGTCTTGCAGCAATGCCCAAGATTTACTCAAACATTCTAGCCGTTTTCCACTATGTCGTTGATGAAGTCAAATCAGCCGTCTTGCCGGATCACATCACCAAAATCCAGAAGATGGAGAGAATACAAACTTGGCTCAAAAATACATTGATTGTTCAAGAACTCACTCCTAAAATCCTTGTCCGAAATTTGAAATATGTTTTTCATATGTTGAGACAACAGATTGAGATGATTGAAATCATGAAGTTTGCCGATGAGATTGATGACATAAATCTACGAACCGCATTTGTTCAACGTGTGAAGGAAATGAACAGCATTTCCGGTCTTTTGGAAAGTTCAGCAGTTATCTTGTTGAGACAAAGGGAAATGTATCACGCACAACTTTGGTCTTCAACGCCAGGAGTTGGCAAAAGTGATCTTGCTACCCGTGTCATGAAAGCCATTCAAGTCGGAATTATGAGGGCAGAAACCAAACTTGGACCGAGCTATTTGAGTTGTTCAGGCAAAGTCACAGCCTATAAAGGAACATTGAGAGCAGGGACGGAAAAATGGAATGAAGAAGATTGGGTTAAATACAGGAAGGAGAACTGTTTCCAAGAACCTTATCCTACAAATGACACTCTCAAGCATGCTGATCTTTATTTTGGTCAAAACTACGGTTATCTCGATGAAGACAATGTTACATCTCAGGTCGAACCAGACACATTAGTCCAAAAATTGATGTTGAACAGTGCACATCCAGTCATTTCGCAACAAGCCAATCTAACCGACAAGGGAAGAGTTTTTGTCTACAAAGCTTTTGTATCAAACACCAACAATGCATACATAGCTCCTCAAGGACTCCTTAATCCAGAAGCCTTGTTTAGAAGAAGAAGCCTCTTTAAAGTCGAAGTCAAACATGAGTTCACTACTGATGGCAAACTCGATGCAACGAAAATTAGAAATGCAAACATTAATCGAACGAATGGGGAACATCTGCTTATAACGAAGATGGACTCGATTGTTGAAAAAGAACATCTCGATTTCAAGAACATGAGTGTTGAAGAATTTCTTAAATTGGTTGCGCTTGAGGCAGAGGAGAAAACAATAATTGAAGAGAGAAGATTGCTTGCACTTACAGGAACCACCTCAATTTTGCGTTGGAAAATGGAATATCTAAAGGAACAATTATATGATAGAGCTTCGGAAGACTTTAAGAATTTTGGCTCTTACACTAAATTGTTTGACATAGTCAACGAAGAAGTTAAGTTAATCTATGGCAGCAATGCATCCAAAAGATTCGAGGAAGTAATCGCACATCACCGTGATGAAGAAGATGACGTTGCCACTGAAGAACCTCCTGCTGAAAAACCTGTTTCTGTTAATGAGGCGGTTGCATACATCAAACAAACAAAATTTGAAAACAAGAATGTTTGGATGTTGTGTACTCCTGAAGATCCTGAAGCCGTCAGAGTCAATCCAGTATCTGGAAAAGTTGATTTTTCATTGTTTGCAATTACAGATGATGAAACTCGTGTTTGTTACACCCATCAGAACCCCACCAAGGAACAAATGCAAGCTTTTACCTATTTCATGATCATGGCAGAGACAACCGTTAACGAAACACCAAAGGAGTATCTCCGTGAGAAAGCAAAATGGGCTGACCTTCAAACAAAGAAAGAAAAATGGTGGAAACCCTATCAAGAAAAGACCAAAAAACTCGCTCAAACCATCTGGAGTTATACAAAATATGTTGGAGAACTTGTTCTTGAAGCAATTGGAATGGGAACATTCATTGGTCTCGTAACAGTTGTTGTCATCATGGTTTCATTTTTCACACTTTCCATGATAGGACAAATGCTTGCCCCTAAAACTGTCTCATACAACGCACGCAATGACAGAGCAATGATTATCAGAACACCCAATGTTTCTCCTGTTTCTTCTGTTCTCATTCATGATGTTCACAATCTAGCGACCAAAGCAACATACAAGGCTTTCATCCATACTGTTAATACAACAAGCGAAGCCACGATCATTGGAATTGAAGGTAATATTTTCTTGATGAACATGCACTCTGTAAAATACATAGAGAAAAGTGCGCAGATTGAAATTTTTGATTACCACACAGGCCTTGGCAAAAGAAGTGAGTCAACGAACTTCTATTCAATTGAAAAGAAAGACATTTACCCCATGCCAAACAATGACGCTTGCCTTGTTTACATCAAGGGTTTCAGATCTGTCAAGAATGTCAAAGACCACTTTGTCACAGAAAAAGACTGTGAGGAGGATTTTCGAAATTTCAGACAAGCTTGGCTTTCAGCTGTTCTCCTTAGACCTAGTTCCATCAAACAAGGAAGAGCTGAAGAATTCGCCTTCTATGGTTCAGGAAGCTCTGATTGCCACATTGTTGAGTACAACCTTCTCAAACCTGATTATCCACATCAGAGTGTGTTCACATTCACTCCCCAAATGTCAATCATCAAAGGCGACAGTGGTTCCTTAATCATTCATGATGAAAATAGAATTCAAAACAAATTCCTCGGAATCATGTTGTCAAAGGATCCCTATGGTAAAGGAGCTTACTGTGGTGTCATCACGAGAGAAATGCTTGAAAAAACTCTTGCAAAAATACCAAAAGCACAGAAAATCGTCACAGTTTCGAGCAACGCAGAAAGACTTTCCGAGGAACATCGTTTGTACGATGTCTTTGATTACAAAGAAGAATTGTATGCATCTCCTTATCCATCTCAAGACATTTCGAAAAATTCAGGATTTAGAAAGTCACCAATTCATGGAACATTCGAAGTTGAATCCGAACCAGCAATTCAGGATGTTCGTGACTCCAGACAACCAGAAGGAGCTCGTCATCACATGAAAGTGTCACTCAACAAGAGCAGTGGAAAAAACATGCCATCATTTAGTGCTGAAGAAGAAAAATTTATGAAAAATATTCTTTACAACACCTATGTCAAATATGTTCCCGGACTATCAAAGGTCATGATCTACAATGTGAAACAAGCAGTGACAGGAATCAAGATGCAAGGTTCAACTTCAATCAACACAAAAACCTGTGCAGGTCTTCCCTACAAACTCTGGCCAGGAGTTAAAGGAAAAGAACCACTCCTGAAATATGATTCTCACTACAATTCGTGGAACATTTCAGAAGTTGTTTTTCAGGAAGTCGATTATTATCTTGATCATTACAACAACGCTCAAGTGCCATACAATCTTAAGTTGGAATTCAGAAAGAAGGAACTCGTTGGAAAGAATAAGATTGTTGAACCAAAAACCAGAACTGTTGCCACTGGGAACATGATTCACCAAATTGTGTACAATATGCTTTTCAAAGATTTGCACACTTTTGTGAAGAATGTTTGGGATAGAGATGGGACAGTTCCATTCGCACTTGGTGTCGATCCTGAAAGACATTGGAACAAAATCGCAAAACATCTCAAGTTCTTAGACTACATTGTTGAGTATGATGTCAAGGCATGGGAATCAAGAGTCTCTTTGAGATCATTAACCATGGCAGCAGAAGTCAAAACCCAGATAATCAAGAATGCTTACGCTAGCAGAGGAGAAAAACTTCCTCTTGATCTTGATTTGATTTCGCAAGCCTTAGTTGTTGATTACACTGATGCTCATGTGGTCTACGCAGACATAATGTATAGAAAGAGACAAGGACTTTTGTCAGGACATCCAGGAACTTTCGTCGAAAACTCAGAAATCCATCTAATGTACATTTACCTCATTCTTCAGAGGGCACTATCAAAGAAGAAACCAGAATGGGCGAACCAAGCTTTTATCATGGAGCACTTTCGCGTTATTCTAGCGGCAGACGACGTTTTACTGGCAATTTCACCACTAGCCAGAAATTATGTCGGAGCTCAAGAAATACGTGATGGTTACGATGATTTAGGCATTGAGATCACAGCCCCAGACAAAACGGACAGAATTCAAGCTGTTACCCTTAAGGAAGCGCAGTTTTTGAAACAAAAATTCGTCGAAAAAGAAAATGAATTCTATCCTTCACCGAACTTGTCAATAATTTATCAACTCTTTAACTGGGTCCGAGATGATACCTCTCTTCCATTTTACCAGCAATTTCAAGTCAACTTAGAAAATGCTTTTAGATTTGCCTTTTGGAGAGGAGAAGAAGAATACGAATTAATTCGTAAAAAGGCAAACGAAGCGCTTTTGCGTCACAACATGTGTTGGTCTCACGGATACCAGGAAATGAAAATTTTCGTGAAATCATATGTTGAGCGTAATGAACAGCTAGCACTTCAAAACACTTCAATCCCTGAAGTGGAAGAACATGAGTGTCACCTTATGGCATAAAGGACCGATTTTTTAGTAAAGTTTTACTTTTTTAAATTTTCTTTATTCTTGAATTAAAAATCTTTTCTTTGTTCAAATTTCTATTTATATGTTTAATTATCCTATTATTGTTATTGTTATCATCATTTTGTAATTTTATATATATTTCATTTTCCTAAAAATCAACCTATTTCAAGAAGGTTGGTCTAAATTCATATCTAACATACCACGTCCTCCGTACTTCATTTGTTTTTGAGATGTCTAGCTTAAATGCCAAGTTTCGAATTCGTAGAAAGGATGAAGATGGC